CATCAATTACATAAGCAGTTCCAACACGCTCAACATTAAAGTTCCATCCATGTATTACATTATCAGCATTAGAACCACCTGCTGTATGATGTATTACAATTTGGTTTTTAAATTGCTTTTCTCTAAAGTATTGGTCGTTATTCAACATTTATTTCATCATTTGGTAAAATAGCACTTGGTTGACTAAATACTATTTCTTTTGATTTCTTTTCTTTATTTTCTAATTCAGTTATTCTGTATTCTAATTTATCATTTGCATAATAAATCTTTTGTTTAATTAAAGCTATGTCAGTTTTAATATCGGAAGCCCAGTTAAAAGCAGTTATTACAAATGTTGCTACTGTTAGCACTCCGATTACTTTAGGTATTGTAAAATTGTTTTTTGGGGCGGTCATAGGATTTGTTTAAAAAATAAATTTAATTTCTTTTGGTTTATATTCTGTAAGTGGCAATTTTTTTACCCATTCGATATTTGTTTGATTTACTTCCTCTTCACTAATTATCCAATTGTCATAAATATCTTGAATAGGATTGAAATAACTATCTGTATCATAAAGTTGACCTATTAATAAGTCTTTTTGTTCTATTGTTAATATTGCTATCATATTTGTCGTCCTAAAGTTGTTTGATATGTTTGTACTGCTGTGTAATATGCTGCCGCTTCAACATCACTTAAACCATTTCCAATAGATGCAAATGCTGATTCAAAAACTGAAAACTGAGTAACAGTTCCATTTAAGTTTAAAGCACCTATTGTAATAGGAAAAACACAAGTTGTAATATCATAAGTATTCGCAACTACATTTGTTCCACTTATTATTCCATTTTTATTGGCTGTAAAATAAATGCTACTAGTTCTATTATTAACATAAAAACCAGCACCATTAGAATCACTAATACCAAGTCTATTATTATTATAATTATAAGAATCCATTAATACTGAATTAGAACCATTCCTACCATAAAGAGTAAATAAAGGTAATGATGCAGCTCCTGTTGAAACACCTATTGAACCTCTATTAGCACCAGAAGCTGTTGTTCTTGAATAATAAGATAAATGAGTGCTATTATTAATCAAAGATGTTGATGGTGCTAAAAAAGTATTAGCATAAGCATTAGTACCATTAGGCAACATACCTGTTGAACTATGTGTCCACCCTCCACTAAAAGCTAATCTAAATGCTACATCCAAATCTCTTGGGTCTTTAAGATTAAATTTATGAGTAGTTGCAGTTCCACCTATTATGGGATAAACCGCTTTTAATTTAGTCCAAACGTTTGTAGATTTTAAACTTAAAACTAAAGTATTAATAGCAGTTGCATCTGTTCCACTTATACCAGTAGCAGTAATAAATGCTTGAGCGTCAGAATCATAACTTGAACCTGCACTTAAAACACTTAACATTGAACGTCTTAAACTCATATTATGTTCTTTGGCTTATTGCGTAAATAACTTCTGTTGAATTTATATAAGTTACATAAATATAATTTACAACACTAATTGTATAAGTTCCACTTCCGCTTAATTTTTTCATATTAGTAGCAAATGTTGGAGCAACTGAATTATTATGAATAATTATATTTGTAACACCTATATTAGCACTTGTTGATGAATAGGTAATATTACCAGTTTCAGGAGTTGCAATTGAGCCATAAACACTATCTGTTGTAAATGTTAAAGCTACTCCTGTTGTTGAAGCTGCTGCAATGTTTAATTTTAAAGCTAAGTTACTATTAACGGTATCAACTGTTGGGTATTTAACACCTGTTCCATCAACTGTTAATGAATTTTGTTTATTAACTAATAGTTCACTTGTAATATTTGGTATTACAGTTAAAGGAAGGGGTACTAAGGTTCTTACTGGAGTTATTCCTCCAAACTGAAATTGATAAGTTGGATTACTTCCACCATGTATATGATTACCATAAAATTTCATTACAATGTAATCAGTAATTAACCATGTTCCATCATTCCATAATGCAGATGCACTAAATTCAGCATACCCAGTATTTACAACAGGTAAAGTAACACCTGAAGTAGTTATTAATGTTTCAACTCCACCTGAAGTTCTTTTATAAATTTCAAAGTAAAATTCAGCATTTCCTGAACCTGAAAGTTTTTGAATATTACCAATTGTAGTAATATTAAATTGTCCAGGATTACCAACAATAAGTCCTGCTGAAGTTACTAACCCAGCAATAAATTGATTAGATGCTACAATAGTTCCTGTAGGAATATTAACAGCAACTGTATTATAATTAACGTCTGTTATACTACTTACTAATTTATAATAAGTACTAATTCCACTTGCTACATTTGTAGGGTATAAAATTAAATTTGAAGGTAAATCTTCTAAAGAAATAAAATGGCTAACGCCATTATCTCCATCATTAATTAAATCTGAGGTTTTAGTTGGAATATCATTTACAGTTGCAATTTCAACTCCATTTCTAGTTACACTTGTTGAACCATTTAATTGAATTATATCTCCATAAATTTGTGTTTCAGTTGGACTTAATATAATTCCCCTTGTTCCAGCAGCATAATCTAAAGATATATAAGTATTATCAACATAAATAGATTGATTACCATCATCACTAATTATAGGATTACCGCCCGTTTGTAAACCTGATGCTAATACTTGTGCTAATGTTGGAACTCCATTACTTTGTAATACCCAAACCGCAGCCCCAACACTATTATCAGTACATACATAAGAATCGCCATTATCTAAACTCCAACGAGTACCCACCAAAAAACCTTTATTAATATCTTCAGTAATACTTGGAACACTGCTAAAATTATATAAGGTATGTCTTATATGCGTACCATTACCATCCATTACATACAAACTTCCCGACTCCCACTTTAATTCATAACCAACTGCACAAATTTGAGCAATACCTTTAGCACCACCATAACCTGCATCAATAGTTCCTTCTCTTAATCTTGAAGTGTTATCTAATAAAATACCAACGCCAGCATCAAATTGAATATCATTTGTAGTTGTATTTCCTGCATCAGTAACACTTTGTAAATCTTGACTACCACCACCCAAATCAGCAATATCTTGAGTAGTTGCTTGTGATGTTACTCCACCTTGAACTATTGGTACTATTTCAGTTCCATCTAAGGTTACTGATGATGGTAATTCTGTTATTCTTTTATCTGCCATTATAATATTATTTTATATCCATTTTCTTGTAATAAATAATAACCATTTTCTTGTAATAAGTAATTAATTTGAACATCAGGTTGAATTGTTTTATATTTTAAAGTTGTTATAATGTGTCTTTTTTCAAAGATATATTTAGGTATCATTGTTGCTTCATAATCATATTCAAAACTTATATTTGCTAAATTTTGCTGATTAATATCTGAAATATTACCTAACTTTAAAACGTCTAAAACTCTTTCAGTTGTTCCAAATATTTGTAAACTTACATCAAAAATTGATTGATTCTGCCGTATTGTTACATTCTTTTTTAAATTTTTATTAATAGTCACTACTGGTTTAAAAGTATTAACTATTATTGGTTCATAATAAATTGTTAATCCTACTATTGATGTATTATTTACATTATCTAAAATAGGATTCCATTTAATTAAATCATAAACATAACTAACATTTGAGTAAAGTTTTAACGATACATCAATTACTGATTCTCCATATTTTATAGTATAATTAGACATTCCTTGTAGCGTCTACGGTTATATCTAATACATCATAAGGACTAATATATATATCAATACTACTAAATCCATCTGCTTCTAATTGAACTGATACGCTACGTTTTAAAGCAAGACTTTGTCCGCTTGATTTTACATAGTTTTCAATTCCAACTCCACATAACGGATATTGTTTCCAAGAACCCAACCATGAATCAATTATTAATTCAATATGTTGTGAATCGCTTTCTTGAACACTAAAATCTCCATTTATAATGTATAAGTCATTTTCTAGTAATGTTATATCTTTAACTGCCATGTTTTACTTTTATGTTTTCTAAATTAGCTTTAACTGTAGGAACTAAATTACCAACAACAACAGGAGTTGCTGGACCTGTACTTCCCATTATTGTACCGCCTGAATGAATATGAGTTGATGAATACAATATTAATTCATTAACTTTATTTTCAAGATTATTTAATTTTGTAACCAAATCATTTACTTTTACAATTCCATCTAAATTATCTCCATTTAAATGTATCTCATCAATCTCACTACACATTGAAATATAACCTGTAGTATTATTAATTAACGTTACTATTACAATGCTATTTTCTTTAGGTATTAATTTGAATCCTGTTTTATCATCTGCTATTAATCTAACATTTACTAAAATTGCTGAGCCATCAATAGGAGTGCAATCACATAAATATTTATTAGTATCAATATTTTTTATGGTACAAACTTCCGAATAAGTTTTATCTATTGCCGAAATTTTACGAATAGCAAATTTTATATTTTGTAAGTCATCCATTATATACTTCCGTTGTTTCTAAAGTCAAATAAATCATTTTCTACTTTGCCAATAAACGTTCCTACATTTATTGTTTGTCTCCAACCACCTTCAACACTTAATGTATATTCATTACCAATTATTTGGTAGTAACCATCCTGTTCAGGAAATTTCTCACTTGTAATTTTTGCAATATCGCCATGCTTTACAAATGGTTCGCCAAATGTAAATATATTACCTACATAACCAGTATATTTAACCTCTTTTAATTTTAAATCTGCAAATGTTTTTAAATCAGCATCAGTTGCATTATAAGTATAGTATGTTTTTTGAGAACCATCCAAATCACCAACTTCAACTTGTTTTTTAGTGTTGTTAGCATCCATACTAATACAAACTATTTTTATATTTAAATCATCTGCTTGTTGGTATTCTAATGATTCACTATTTATTATTGTTTTTTCAAAAGCAAATTCTTCTGTATTACTTTTAGCTGCATTACTTGGTAAACCAACATGCAAAACTCCATCTACAAAATAAGAATATAACCCATATTCACGCCTTAAAACATCAAGCACTTCAGTTACACTAACTTTAGTTGCTCTTAAATTTCCTAAATTAACGTCATCAGTATAACCAATTCCATCAGGTTTATTAACTATTATTTTATAATTAATATCTTCAGGAATCATATAATCAAGTAACTGATTCAATGTTATTGGGTCGCTTGTTATAATTGGTTTTTTTAATGGCTTTCCTTGTGGATATTTTTTAGATGGCTTACCATGAGTTATAGTTCCTGTTATTTCTGGATAAGTTACTTTTATTTTTTTTAATAAAAACATTTTATCTTCACACTCAATAACTATTGGATTATTAACTCCTATTTTAGTGATATAACCTTCAAATACTAATCTTAATTTATTATCATAACCTATTTCAATTTTGATTGAATCACCACGTTTAAATAAAGCAGTTGAACCTGTAAAGATATTACGACCATCATAATTGATATTTCTCGGAAACATTACCTTAGCAGTACTTGTTAATTTATCATAAGTAGTATTAACATTAACTTCATTGACAAAATCAATTTCAAAGACTTTACCATTAACGGGAGTTATTGTTATTTTACTGTCTATTTTAAGCATTTGATTTTATTTCAAAAGGAATTTCAGATAAACAAGTTAATGTATAATCATACACGTTTCTCATACCCTCACGTTGCTCGTAAGTAACGTTTGTTATAACTACTGTATATACTTTTAAATCATCTAGAAAGTTGCTTATAATGTCTATATCTACGTTATAACTTCTAAATAAATCTAATTTTTTTAATTCTTCACTTGGTCTTTTATTAGATAACTCATTAACAATTACTCCACGAATAGAAATTTGCCAATCGCCATCAGAAACATATTCTTTTATAGTTCCATTTCTACCTTGAACTGCAGTTTTAACAATGTTTTTTTCTTGAGTCGCTGTTATTAAAGCTATTTCTAAAACTAAATCATTTGGAGTTATTTGACCAGTTGTTTGACTATCAGGAGTAAATCCTTGAACTTTATTATCAAATTGAGCAGGTTTCTTTAATATAACAGCATCAAATACTTGCATACCTGACATGTTACCCATTATGCCTAAAGTATCCTCAAACTCTTGTTCTTTTGCTACTTTTGTTTCGTCAATATTATAAAACATTGGTTTTAATAAACCTAAACCTAAACCTTTTAAAATTAATTTAGATTCGTTTTGAATATTTTTTTTTGTTTGTAAATTAAATATAGCCATTATCTTGTTATTAAATTAGCGTCGTTTACCATTTCTAAAAACACTTTTGAAATTTCTTCACGAATTTTACTAGTACCTTCTTTTAAAGTTTGTGAAGTTAAGTTTAAATTTTCTACTAATTTTGTAATATTAATTGTTAATGATTGAGGTCTTGCTGCAGTAATATTTACGCCTGAATTTTGAGCTCCTGAACCTTTTGCTCCTAATGATGCAAGTTTTTCTTTTTCAGTTACGTTTAATTTCTCACTAGGTTTGGATTTTAAAATATCGCTAGCTCCTTGTAATTGTTTTACTGCATTCCCAGCTAATAATATTTTAGCGTTAGCAAATTCATTAGATATTTTACCCGATTGAGCATCTTCTTTTGCTCTTTTAACTACTTCACCAAAATACGCTAAATTTTGAGCAATATCTTTAAATGAACCACCACCTGTTTCTGTAATACTTTGATATTCTGCAGCTGTATTTTTTAGTGATTGTCTATCTCCAACTAATAATTTAGATTTTATACCTAAATAATCATTATAAAATTTAGACAAAAAGTTTGATTCTAAACCTGTTCCTTTTAAAGTTGAATCTAAAATATTTTCAGCACTTATTTTTCTATTAACAGCATCTAACATTTTACTCATGAAGTCAATAGTGCCAGCAATAATTCCTGTTTGACTTCTACCTATATTAACTTTTATTTGTTCCCAAGTATCAGCTAAATTAGACATTTTTCCACCAACTGTTTGTGATTGTTCAGCCATTAAATTAAAAAATTGACCACCCTCAGCAGTCATATCTTTAAATGCTCCTTCAACATCTTTAAATCCAATCTTACCTGCAGAAACCATTGAGTTGATATTCTCAGTAGTAGTATGTAATCTTTTTGCTAATGTTTCATAAATTGGAATACCTCTACCTGCAAATTGACGTAAATCCATTAAGGTAACACGTCCACTTGTTTTTAAAGTACCATATAAATAAGCAATATCTTCTAATGGAGCACCAACGCCACTACTAACATCTCCTAAGGTTCTCATTGTTTGAACAACTTCGCCCGCTTTAAAACCATAAGCTAATAACTGCTTTGTAGCTTTTTGAACTTCTACTAATTCAAATGGGGTTGTCTTTGCTAAATTAGTTAATTGACCTTCTAAAGCATTTGCAGCATTTGTATTACCATGTAGCATAGTTTTTAAACTTGCATGAAAATACTCGTAATTTTTTAAACTTTCAATAACTGCTTTACCAAAACTTACAACAGAACCAACTGCAAAAGCTCCACCAATAACTGCTCCTAGTTTACTCATAGAACTGTCCATTCGTGAAGTCGAATCAGCAGCACCTCTCATTTGCTTTGAGAATAAATCCTTTAAGGATAGTGTATAATTTAAATCTTTACTCATTTACTTTTGTTCTTGTACCGTTATAATCTAAAACAAAGTCTATTTGTGCTACTGCTTTACACCATTGTGAATCATTCAATATACTAGGATTAACATTAAAATAAAAGCGAATGAGAGCGTTGTTTTTTTCACTGTCATTCGCCATTATTAAATCCTTATATTTTTTTAATTTTTTTTTATAATCGTTTGTTGAACTTTCAATAATTGTACTACTGCATATTCTAAACTTTCCATTGCGTCTTCACTTTCGTAAATAGTTGCTAGTTTATCACCACCAACGTAAAGATTATTTAATACTGCTTTAATAGCACTTTCAGAGCTTTTTTGAGCTAACTTGCTCGCCATATCTCTTGTTGTTTTGTCTGGTTTCCTTAAATGAATAGTTGCAGTTTTACTTTCATCGTCCTCATCTAAAGGAATTACCAAAGTTCTAATTACTCCGTATTTTAATTTTAATTGTTCTAAATTTTCCATATTTGTTTTTTTATACAAATATAATAAAAATATTTAATTAAATGTATTCTACGTCTGAAATAATTAAATCTACATCACAACTTATTGAAGTATCTCCTGTAGATGATTTTCTTGGGTTATTCATGAAACGACAATTTCTTAATTTGTGTTTTCTTGTAACCAAAGCTGCATCTAAATAAATAACAACAATATCAAACTCAGGAATATTTTGAATGCTTCCTAATGGTGCAACTGAAGTAATATTCTCAATCTCTTCCATTAACAAAGTTATCTTAGCGGTTGGTTCAAATTTACCATAACCACGAGATACAACCTTGTTTCCAGCACCATAGATATTCTCCATGTTTTGCTTATTATCATACTCTATTGAAGTAATACCTACCATTGGAACACCTAAGATGTTCACAATGATGTCTGCATACTCGTAACTTTTACCATTAATTAATGGTGGAATTATATAACTCATTTTTTTATATTGATAAAGTGAAACCTACATTTACTTGAATAGTTCTAGCTACTCCCATTGGTACAATTGACACGCTAATTACTAATGTTGATGTGCTTAAAACGTTTTGTGTTGGGTCTATTACAATGCTATATGCAGATAGTTCAGTGTTACGTTGCATAACATCCAAAGCTTGAGCACATAATGTTTCATAGAATCCAATAACATCTTCTGTTAAAGTGCCGTTAGAATTTAATTTAATAGGACTTGCTAATTGTGGTAATAAAAATACTCTTAAATTACGAATTGCTTTGTTGAAAGTTCTATTGTTTTCAATGTATGCAAAGTCATTACTTACTGGTATACAAGTGTGAGAATCATTAAAATATGAACCTTCATAACTTACAAACTTCTTAAGAATGATATAACCTAAAGAATTTAAATTATCAATTAAACCATCTGATTGAGCTGAATAAAAATCTCCATTTGCAAAAGCTAAAGTGTCAAATTCTACATTTGATACATTAAATTTACCAGTCCAAGCAATATCTTCATTAACACTTGCAAAAGCAACTGCTCCTAAAGTTGTACCTAAACAACCAATTGATAAAGCGTTTGCTAAAAACAATTTATAACCATTGTTAGCTCCATCTTGACCTAAAACAACTGATATATTTGAAGCGTTTAATGCTCTTAAATCCGCTAAAGTAGATAATGAAGTTGCAACTTGTATTAATGGTTGATAAATTACTTCTAAAGGTTTATGATTAACTGTATTAGCATTTACAATAGTTTGTAAACTTGTAACTTGAGTAGTAGCAAAAGCAGTTGTTTTTTGATAAACTCCAATTTGTCTAATTTTACCTAAAGCAATGTTTTGCATTAAAGTAATACTAGCAAAAGTTGTCGCATCCGTAGTAGGATAAATACCAACAAATAATTTACCTTTTGGTTGTATTCTAAAAAATTCATTAATATGATAATATAAAATATCAATATCAGATGCAACTCCTGGAACTACATTTTGAACTAAAGTAGCTGCA